TCTGCTCGCCGCGTGGCGCCTACGCCTGCATCCCTGCGGGCGTCCTTTGCCTCCGTCTTGCGAGCAGTATCGGCCGCAACAGCCGTTGTGGCTGCTTTGGTCGATTCCGCGACCTTCCAATTGAGGTATGCAATCTGACGTGCCGCAAATTGCTGCCCAGCCTGGTTCAGGCTTTCGACCTGAGCCCAGACCTCGGGCGAGCTTTGTGCGAACTTTTCGATCTCCGAGAATTTCTCCTGGTACTCGGGATATTTCTCGACGATCTGTTTGTCCGCATTCGTGGCTTGAACGGCCGGAGCGAACCATTTCTCAATGGCCGCATTTGTCCGTGCGTCGATTGCTCGTTCGATGACAGCTCTCGGCACGCCATAGTTCTCGATATCGTCAAGCGGATCTACCTCAACTGGGGTAGGCCCAGGAGCGGCAGTCTGCGCAACAGAATCGAGACGGGCTTTTGCCTCGTTACCCATCCGCACGGCCTCAAAATAGCCGCGTGTCAGTTCCTCGGGAGTTTTGTACTTCTTGGCTAGTTCGCCCGTAACAACGAGCGTCGGTTCGGAGGTTGGCTCCGATTCCGGCGTGGTGAGAGGGCTCGCCCCATCCGTAGGTTCTGGGGCCGGTGTGGCGTCGGTAGCAGGTGGGCTGTCTACCGGTGGCGGCTCGGTGCCGTAAACATCCCCGCCCGTTCTCTCGTATACCTCAGTGGTAATACGATCGAGCGTAGATTGGACATCAGCCGAAAGTGCTCGTCCGTCCATGGACCTCTCCGTTCTCAGTGGGGGGTCGGCCCCCGCCGAATAGGGGTACTTCTTCCTCGGACTCCCTGTCCAAGGCTTCTTCCGCCGCGCGTTGGTGCGCCAGTTTTATCTCGGTTTGGGGGTATTCGACCACCCACTTTAGAGATACAATGGCTCCGCGGAGAAAATCATCGTTAGCCGAATCCTTTCGGGCTACCGATGGATCTAATAGACTAGCATAATACTGCTGAACTCTTTCCACAATAACAGGTTTGAGGATGCCTTCCCATGCTGGATGCTGAAGAAGGTTCTCAAGAAGTTCGTGCTCCCGCGAAAGGCTCATTGCGTCCCCTGACCAAGGAAGTTAGCCAGTTCGTTTACGCCCCCGGGCTGGCCCCCCATCTCGGGGACCTGATCGGCCCGTTGTGCGCCAGTCTGGGCGAGAGTACGTTGCATCTCGGGCTGAGTTTGGATCAATTCATTAACGTTTTCGATTTCGAACTCACGGAATATCTGGCGGAAAAAATTGATCCAGTTTACGGCAGCCGCCGATATCGGATTTGCTGAGGCCGCCTGTAGCAGGAACGTAAGGTTCTGTTGTCTTGCGGCCCGCCCGAGGCGCGTCGAGGCTCCGACCGCTCGCGCTTCATAGTTGGGAACTAGGTCCCATCCCGTGATCGTTTGCCGCGTAGTCGCAGGAACGGGCAGGCCGGTGATTTCATCGGTGGTGGCATTAGGGCCGAGGATGAAGACCTCCCGGTCCTCGGTCATAAACTGTCGGTTCAGGTCTACGAACTGGTCGGCGAGGGGCTCTAAGAAGCCCTCTTCAAAGAGGCGGCTCTCCATCATAAGGCGCGTAGCAACAGCCTCGGACCGCCCAAGATATTCGCGCGCAGTCTGACGGGAGCCTGGGCCGCCTTGAACCGTGTCCTCGATGATGCCGGTGCCCTGTTGCATCCAGTTCCAGATCATCCCCGTCATCTGCCCGCCCATCTGTACGCCCTGGAGGTTGGGCACCACCGGCATAATGCCGTCCTGCGGGTTGCCCTGGACCGGGATGAACTTGCCAGGGCGCATCAGGAGATTGCGGGTGTTTAGATTGCTGTTCGTGTTGTAGAAGAAGGCGGGGTCGATGAAGATGTCAAGTGCGTCGAGCTGCTGGTTGGTGAAGCGGTTGGCGATTACCTGGAGTTTTGCGCTGACCTCCGCCTTTCCGGCTGCAAAGAAGTAATGAGGATCCGGCATTGGAGAATAGGCGCCATAGGGCTTGAGCCCAGACCAGAAAGGTATGCTACGGTTCCGAAGAAGGTAGTTACCGTTAGCCACGGATATGACACGATCAACCACTCCGTCAGTAGCGAGTTCCGAAGGGATGCGTCCCCACATATGAATGATTTCAATGGGACGGGCATACTTCTCGGCGAAACGCTGGGTTTCGTCTTCAATGGTTGGCCCCTGGGAACGCCAAGTTTTCCAGTCATCCGTGACCTTGGCGATTCCGATGCCTTCGCGTTCCATGCGGGCAACCTCGGCACTGTCGAAGACCGTTCGGCCGTCCTCGTCGGGCCGGGCAAGGGTTCTCACATCGTCCAAATCCATATACTCCCGCTCGCAGACCCAATTCATATCGGCGATCAGCCGCACGCCGGGCTGCGGGAAGAAGTCCAGAAGGTCCAAGACCTGCCAGTCGGGGCCGTCGAACGTAACTACATTCTGACGCCGTGAGATCGTGGTCATCACGTCTGCGACTGGCAGTTGGACCTGCTGGGAGATCATCATTTCCTGCTCGCGGTGCGTCCAGCCCCATCTGGCGACTGCCGTACCGTAGAGGTCCGCGCCCAGGAAGAAAGTGTAGGCCTTCTGGAAGCTGCCACAGTCCTTCATCTGCGCGTGGATCAAAGCCTCGCGCCGACGGGCAATCGGGGCGTCGTCTGGGCCGTAGCCTACAAACGAGACGATAGGCCATGCGCCAAAACTGGTTTGGGTCTTCCGCGCTACGTCGGATTGGATGACACTCAAAATGAGCGGGATATGGACTGCGTTCTTGAACGGGGCGTATTTGCCGGAAACTGTGCCGCGGTAGAGCCCATAGAGCTCGGGCAATTGGCGCCGAATGCCGGTGTAGTAACGTTCGGAGAGGACTCGCCGATCGGTGACGAGATTGCATATTTGGGTACGATATCCTTCGGTGGTTGTTTCCCGTGTGACCGATTCGGCCATCCTTGGCCCTCGCTTATTAAGATTTAGGCGCTAATTCTGCATTGCGGAGGTATTCTAGCGCCTTTATTAACAGTTCTTGCTTGTCTCGGAACCTTCCTAGTCCCGAATTGCACGCAGAGCACAAAAGACCGCGGATCTTGTTGTCCGAATGGTCGTGATCGACCGATAGACGGCTGAATTTCCGTTCCGTCTCGCCGCAGATGGCGCATACACCGCCCTGGAGGAGCAAAAGTCGATCAAATTCTTCTATCGCCATATTATACCGCCGTCGAAGGTCCGCTTTCAGCCTAATTCTTGGATGCAAGCGGTAATTTCGGCGACTTCTTGCGCAATAATGGGCTCGACGGCGCTTGTAGTTGACTCGCCCGAGTGCCTTAACCTTCGCTGGGTTGCGTTTCTTCCACCGACGGACGTACTCCCGGTGCTTGATGCGCTTCCACAGAGGCCGGAGAGGTTTGGCGGTACCAGTTTGGAACGTGAAGAGGGAGTTGCTCGCCGTCCTTGTCGATGACATAGCCCTCCTTTGCTATGAAGTGGCCCAGATCTCGGGTCAGGAGAACGTCCTCCATACAATAATTGGTCAATTCCGCCATGTGGCCGGTTGCTGCAAGTTCCGGCGCTCGACTAGCTTTACCAGTTTTGCCGCGGCCAAGAGTCGCTGAAGATAGTGCGTCGAGACCGTGGCCCTTGAAAGACTTTCCCCTTCGATCGAGGCCGCCTTTAACCAGAGCGAAGAGGTCAAGATGCTCGTTAATCTGTAGGTGTCGCCCGAGATGGTTCTCGATAAGAGGAACATCAAACCAGGCCCCGTTGAAGGAAACGACAAGATCGGCCCTCGAAAGGTGGTCAGCGGCCTCGGCAAGCGTGTGATCGTCGTAGAAGTAGGGGCGAGCTTCTCGTTCATCCCAGATGCATAGGACACTAACGCCTCCCTCTCTGCGCACGCGCTCCCAGTCCCCACCGAAGTCTTCTGGCCCGCGCCGGACTTCGAGGTCGAAGTAGAGGGTGTGGGGTATGACAGAACTCGCCGCCGGGCGAAATCGGATTTCGTCGTGATAGTCGGTCCAGAACCGGGCATGGTTAACTGGAGTGGTTGTCGTCGAGTTCCCAGTCGGTAACGAACTGTTCGTTGGCAAGGTCATAGATTTGGCGAACGCGATCGTTCGTCAGCCTCCTTCCGAGGATGTCGTCTCCGGGTTGGGCGGGCCATCCGCCCTCGTCCCCGCCGAGAACGGGGTTGAGCATGGGTTGATAGACTTCGCTTGCGAAGACATCTGCTGCGGCATCAGACCAGTCGTCATGCGATGAAATACCCGCTCTAACCATCTGGGCGATAAGTTTCTGGACACCGGGAGCACCCCTAACCAAGCGAACATGTCCGTCAACCCAGAAACCTGCTGCCTCCTGAATTCGGATATGCTTCCGTGAGCGGGTGCGGTTGAGTTGAACGATTGGCGGTAGAACCAGTCCGGCACCGTGGAATGCTGACTGTAGCCAATTAAGCCAAGCCCCTGATTTGCCGCCCATTTCACGTTCGTCGGTAATGCACTTGATTCGGTACAGTTCGCGCTTACGGCGCTGGACAATCTTGATGAGTTCGTCGGTGAAGTCCTCGATTCGCCATCTGTCGCTACCGTAGCCTTCGAGATAGTAGACATCCCCACTTCCTTTCGCGTCGTGCCCCCACACCACCACCACGGACTCGTCACCGTGACCCTTGCGTTCGGGAGTTTTGAACGCGGTGTCGATGTGGATGGTCAGGATCAAGTTTCGCGGAACGTCGTTCGGCTCGACCCACATCTGGCCGATCTGCTAGGAGGTTAGGGCCATGTGCTCGCCGGAGCCGGGCTCGTTCATCATCTGGGCGGCGAATTCGATCGGTCGGGTTTCTTCGTATTTGCGTAATTCTGGGGTGGGCCAGATTTCGGGAAAAATTGACTCGCCGGCACCGTCGAGAGATTGTAAAAAGTAAACGTCCCATTCCCCATCAGGTTTGGGTTCAAACTGCCCATTGGGCGGATCCATTCCACTCCACGATTTGACCCCTTCCAAAGGAAGGTAAGTACCGACGACATCGTTATCCCGATACCGGGTGAGGGAGAGCATAAAAAAGGAATCAGTGCGAAAGGCGGGACGGAGCGCGGCAAGGCTCTGGTTGACGGTGTAGATCCAGGTGCCGCTCTCTTTGAGCTTCTCTTCGGAGAGGGGGTCGTCGAAGACGCCCCAGTCGGGATGGTCACCTGTTATGCCTCCTTCCACGGCCCAAGTGTCGAAGCTGGCCTCGCTGCGAGCTGTGGAACGTCTCGCCCCGTGGACGAGCTTAGTTGCGCTCCAGGGTCGGTCGGGGTTGTGCCAGGTGCCGTAGAGCCAGACGAACCAGGCATTGGGGTCGGTCCCTTCCATGACCAACTTGATGGGATAGAGAAAATCAATTGCCTTAGTTGCCGTTTCAGAGCCGATAAAGGAAGAGATGTCTGGATTGCGAAGTTGCGCCCACAGAGTGAGAGCTTTAGTACCAATGACTGTCTTTCCAAACGATCGAGGGATGATAAGAGCGACCTTAGTTCTCTTTTTCGTACCCGTAGCACGGTTCGCCTCCCACTGTTCCACGCGCGCCTGAAGCCAGTCCGCAATCGGCTGGTGCAGCCGGGGGACGAGCCAGGCATTGCTGGGGTCGTTCTTCATGTACCATTCCACGCCCCACGCTATGCGCAGGAACCACCAGAAGTCCTTCGCGCAGAAGTGGCGCCAGAGTTCGCGCTCTGCGTCGAGAGGCCATTCAACCTGTGACTTGGATGTAGCCGCTGGTTGCATTTGAGAAAGTAGTTGTCGTATTGGCTCCGATCGTTGAAATCCAGATTGGATAGGATGGGTAAACCGGTTGGGGCCAAGGTGGATAAACCGGGTAATAGCGAGGGACGTAATAGGGAACAGGTACAAAGGCGGGCTGAGGAGTGTTCTTTTCGATTTCCTCTTTGAGCTCCTTCAGCTTTTTGGTGAATTCGTGTTCCTTCTCCAACTCTGCAACCTTCTTTTCGAGTTCGGCAATCCGTTCTTTGTCGGTCATGGCTAGGCGATCTTCCCAGGGGCGAGCGCCAGAATGTGCTCGATCGTTAGGGTGGCGGCCAGGACCACAAAGCCAAGAACGGGCTCGCCCGATAGGACCAGGGAAAGCCAGGCGGTCATGCCGACGATCTCGACGACGTTGTGGATGAGGGAGAGGACAATGGCCTTGTTGGTGACTTCAACTCCGAGGATCTGGGACATTAGAGGGTTCCTTTCGTTGGGGTGAGCAGGGTGAACCGAATGATGTCTCGGCGCGAGATGACGTTCGGGGTGCGGAAGTCGTGGGTCTCCGGATCGTAGTCAACGGCGATGGTGACTTCCTTGCGGGTGGCCTTCACGAAATAGCCGCACGTCCATAAAAGGACTCGCCCAGGGGAATTCTTGGCCGTGCCGTCGTAGTCGGGGTGGATGGCAGCATCGAGCCACTCAACCTGGGCTGGCTGTGGGGGCTGGGTCGGTTTTGGGAGCTTCAACTGAGGCATGAATTCCCCATTCTTTCTTGGCGAGTCGGACGGCTTCTCGGGCTGCTTCGGGACCTGCCGCGGTCAGCAATAGGTAGAGACGGTGGACGATGTCCTCGAATGTCAGGGGCTTCCCCGGGCCGAGGTCCTGGGCTTTCCCCGTGGACTCGTCGATCTGGTGGAGGGCTCGGATGGCGCTGATTTTGGCTTCGTCGCGGACCTCGCCCGACTTGACCAGATCGCGCAATGCTCGGCGCTTGTCGTCGATGGACATAAATGGGTCGTTGATAATCTCCGCAGAAATCTCGCCCGATGGCGGTGGGAGGAACTTGGCCTTCGCGCCGCGGATGAGTGGCTTCCGGCGGATGTAGCTGCGCTGGGGCTTGGTCGGGTCGAAGAGGCGTTTGATGCGGTGGACCAGACCGATGGAGCAGGAGCATTGTTTGGCAATGGCGGCGGCCGTCCAGTTCAGGCGGCTGGGATCCTCGGCCAAAAAGGCGCGGATTTGGTTAGTCTTGGCTGGGTTCTTGTGCCAGGCCATTAGCGGGGAGCCTTTCCGGCCAGGGCTAGTGCGGGGAGTTTGGTCTCGATGCACCGGGGGCACCAGAAGTCATTGGCGCCGTTCTCCTGCGCGAGGCGGTAGCACCATTCGAATAGCTTGATGTGGCCGTCGCACGAGCAGCAGGGAACAGGAGTCTCGACCCGGCCGTAGGAGAAGCCCATGTCGGTGGCTAGGTCGTGGGCCTCCTGGGGTACGCGCAGGAGCATTAGCTTAGGGCCGCCGCGATGAGGAGGGTCACGGGGGCGAAGAGAAGAATTA